ACACAAGCGTAATCAATGTGGTAGCACGGAATGCTATCATTGACTCGGAAGGTCACCTTACTGAGGTACTTATTAAGTGCCTTAGTGAAGCGACCCGCCGTTACATTAAGCATAGGAGGTCGGACCGATTGCGCACCTGTCGCAATCGAATCGATCTTCTTATGTGTGTTGCCGCGTAGGTGCACTGTGCCATCCACAGGTGGATAGCCCAGCCCGCCAAACGCGACCGGAAGTTCCGGACGAATCCCTAGGGACCGTGCTCGAGAGAGCACCGGCCCAAAGGCAAAGTCCATAGTACGGTGCAACCTTTTACTGTCGAAGCCACGGTTAATGGCTTCGGTAGCAAAAGATGCAACCGATAAGATAAAGTTCGACCCGTCGGGTGAGTCGGTAGACGACACCCAACGGACCGGACAACTAGGACGAAGTACGAGCGCATCTGCGTCGAGCTCATAAAGCTCCTCGCAGAAGCACCCGCGCTTCTCAGCAATAAAAGATTTGGGAATGTTGAGTTTGAAGCCGACTGCATCACACAGCCAGCGGTACAAACTCCACATCCCCTCTGTCCAATATGCTATGAGGTCGTCTCCGCGGATATACCAAGATCCGCCGGGGTCGACCACACGGCAAATAGATGCGTGAGTGATCGATAGGAAACACCAAGAATTTGGTAATCCCATCGGACATCCCACATTGTAATCTCGTCCGTTGACCTTGAGCTCCCGGTGCAATTCCAGGGGATCAACGCCAGCGAACGACGCTAAAAGGTCGAGCGTGTCGTGCCGCAACGTATCAGTTGCGCCCGACATGTCGGCTGAATATACCTTCCTCTTCGCGCCACCAGATTTAACTGGTAGCCGGAGGGGAGGGCCCATAAGTGACTCCCGGACCCCGCGGATCCTCTGCAATTGCTTGTAGAGGACCCGCCGGACCTGGTGGTTCTTAGCGACAACGAGGCCGGGAGATCGTGTAATAACACGAACCTTCCAGCCACGTTCCGGTAAAGCACAAGTGGTCATCGCAACCTCAGGAGGTCGCGGTAACCGCAAGTAATTCGATTTGGAACGTTTGAACCGGATCTGCCCAGGCAGCATCCAGTTCTTACGTCCTGTCCGAAACGCACCCGTGCCAACAGTACCAGGCGGTTCTGTCGGCATAAGTTGCATAGTAAAAGACTTCTCATCGTGATATGGGGTGTCGAAGAGACTAGCTCTTCCACCTCCCATTTCAAAATGGGCGTGTCTTACAGATTTCGAAGTCACTCTCTGAGTGGCTTTCTTCTGCCTTTCAGCAAGAGAAAGCCTCACAGGGGGCGACCCCGGAGGACGTTGCGGTGTCGGAAGGCGCGGATTGATAGGCTCCTTATTCAGGAAGTCCATCAACCTGCCACCTTCTGACGCTTTATACTCGAGGCACGCCGAAGAGCCGACTACATCATAGCCGGCCTTTCCGCGTCCCTTCGTAACCATCGCACGGTACCACTTGAGGCACTTCTGTGCCTCCTCGAGGAACCGCGAGTAACGTGAATCGAAGACAGGTGACTCTTCTGGAGCTTGCGAACAGGCATCCAGAAAAGCCACCTCCTTCTTGTCAAGAACAACCTTGGTCGGCGCGGGCAGTGCCCGCGATAACCGAGAAAGTTCATAGAGCTGACCCTTGTTGCAATCGATCCCGTGAGGGACGATTACACCAAGGGTCGAATCACGCCAGTTTGCCGTAGCTCCTTGGAGCGACAGCAAACGGGCTCTTACACACGCTGCTTTGATCTGAGGATAATATGCTTCCTCAGACCCAAACAGCGCGATCGCAGCGCGGTTAGCGTACCACCGGAAATAGTAATTACTAGATCCGACGGTATCCCAACCGCACAATAAATGAACCGATATCAACGAGCGAAGGAAAACCTTCGCCCGCCGACGTCGAGATTTATTCGGAACGCCCTTCCCACGAATACTAACAATCGTGCGAGGGACGTAATGACCCACCGAATAGCGGTCCAGGATCGACCGGAGTCGATCCTGGATCACTGGACGGATGGGCCTAGTGGCGTGGACCTGTTTTGCTCTTTCGAGACAGAACAGGCACAGGGCGTCGACATAGGCCTCAAGTGTCTTTTGCATTAGCATAGACATGATCCTCA